GGGGCAAGTTGGACAAGTCGAATTTACTGAATAAAATAAAATATCTTTTTCAAGTTTTTGAATATTTCCTTCAATCTTGGCTTCAAGATTGTTTAGTTTATTGAATCTTTTATTTGTAAACTCTTCATCAGATGTTGAAAAAATTAGATCATCAATTTGTTTTTCTTTTTCTTCCAGTTCAATTTGTAACTGTTGTAATGTTTTACTATTTTCTTCAAACTCTTTTTTCTTTGCATCAATAATTTCTTTTGAATTTTTCTTGAGTTCTTCGAGATGTTTTTTATGCAACTCAATTTTACCTTTAGTCGCATCGATTTGAATCTTCAGCTGCCCTGCTTCAGTTTTATACGCATTTAACTTATTTTTGACCACAAGATTCATTGCAGAAAAAATTTGAATGTCAAGCAAATCTTCAATTACTGATCTTCGATCAGCTGCTGACAGTTGCATGAATGGAATAAAGTTAGTTGATCCTAAGATCACAATCTGTGTAAACGATTTATAGTTCATCTTAAGAATTAACTTCTCGAGATGATCTTGATAATCCTTTGCTTTGGCATCTTGATTTAACAAGTCACCATCGCAGTAGATTTCAAACACATTAGGTTTGATGCCGCGAATAACTTTATATTTTTTAGATAAGGTGTTAAATTCTACTTCAACAACACATTCTTTATCATTGATTGAATTTATTAATTGTGGTTTGTTTATACTACGAAACGGTTTACCGAATAAACCAAACGTGATCGCATCCAAAAAAGTTGATTTTCCAGCACCATTCTCGCCAATAATTAGCGTGGTAGCATTCGCATTAAGATTTATTTCGGTAAAGTAGTTTCCTGTTGAAAGAAAATTCTTATACCGAACCTTTGAAAATAGGATCATGCAGTTTCTAAAGAAATTGCTTCGTTATAAACATCACGAAGGATAGTTTTAATCTTATCTGATTCGACTGGTAATGTCAAGTTATCTACATATAAATTTAGGATTGAGATTGTATCTTGCGCTTCATCAACTTTTATATCATCAGATGTTAAAGTAATATCACTAAAATCTTCAACGACAGAAATTTCCGTCGGATTTGCTTTAGTTAAACAATCAATTAAGGTGTCAAATATAAAAGAGTTCGTTCGTTTTTCAATTACAATTTTTACCTGTTTACCTGTGTATTCAGAATAGTTTTTTTCAATAACCTCATTATAAAACATATTGTCGTCATTATACTTAATTTTGTAAAACATCTTATGCGGATTTACAATTAATTCTAACTCGCGAGTATTCGTATCAAAGATATGAAATCCACGCTCGTCGTTGTAATCTGCCCAAGTCATTTCACCAGGAGTTCCGACATAAGTAATATTGCCTTGAGAACTCTTATGATGAAAGTGTCCTGAAAGAACAATCTCATAGCGACGAAGTGTCTCAGGGTTCATACCTTCATAGCAAATATTACCTCGATCCATTTCAAACCCAGCGAGTTCAAAATGACCGAAACAAATAGAATTTTTACTTTCGCCAATAAACTCGTAAATACTTTGCTCATTATCTTTACAAATCCAAGGAATGATGTCGATATCCTGCCAAGTAGCAGGTTTATCGTAAACAGTAATATTGTTGTAATCCTTTAGAAGCAAATCGGGTGAATTAACTTCTAGAGTATTACGATAGGTGATATCATGATTACCTAGCAGTGTATGTAGTTCAATATTGTTCTTTGCTAGTTCATCGAAAAAATAGCGGCGACAAAGAGCAAGAGATTGAAAAGAAATGTACTTCCGACGATCAAATAAATCACCCATTTGAAACACGGTGTTGATTTCATTTTGCGCCAGATAGGGAAAAAAAGTTTCTTTATAAAACTTACTATACAGATTATGAAATGCAAGAGAGTCTCCTCTCATTCCAAAATGTGTATCACCTAGAATTGCTATCTTCATCTACAAATTTCTCCAACCCAATTTTTTTCGCTTTCTTTGTCTTGCGCGCATTTTCATAGTTAGAAATAAACTCTGAAATGTTTTCATATAATTCGAACTGTCTAAATGTTCCATCATCATTTTCATTTAATTCATATTCATCAAGAATACCAGCTGTTTCTGTAGACTTGTACTTTACATACAGTTGTTTCTTTTCTTTTTGAATGCGACGTAAGAATGCATAATATACTATTTGCGTAAAATAAGCAAATGGGTTGCTCGATTTAGCTGGATCAAAATTGCCTACATACATCACACAATTTTCAATTGCGTCAGCGACCATTTCGTCACGGAAAGTGTATGATAGAAAGTTTGGTTTGTGAGAAAGATTTTCTGCGATCTTCATAAAACATTCAGCAACGTATCGAGGAATCTGTGGTTTAGGTTCACCCAATCTTTTCGCTTTTCGTATCGCTGTACGATATTTTGTCATCTCGCGAAGAAAGTCTTTGTTGTTAATATAATGATTTTTTGTCATAAAATTAATGCACTGGTTTGTCCTTTTTAGATTTAAGTGCCTCTAAAATCGAGACTACATTTTCTAGCGGCTCAATCTTTTCTTTGCTTTTCTTTTTTTTGTTTTTAAGTTGTTCTGCAAATTTTGCTTGATTGTTGTAGAAAAAATCGCTTACGAATTCATATTGCTCCTGAAACTCGGGACGAATAGGAGTTACAAACATTACAAAATCTAAAAGAAATTCTACCTCACGAAGCTCTATAATCGACTGTGGTAAGTATTCTTGCAATGCAAGAACTTGGCGACCCTCATCGAACATGGTTTCAATCTCGACTCGTAAAGGCATTTCGATTAAAATGCATTCTTCTTTATAACTCACCCATCCAACTAAATCGTCGGGCAAATTTTTAAATCGTACAAATTTTAATTCTTTTTCTTCCATTAATTTATCCTTACACTATTAGTCGTAAATGAAAACTTTTCTTCACTGTATATTTTTATGCGTTCTTCATAATGCCGCAACGTGAAGTTTGTATACGGACCATATCGAAGATCATCAGCAATGTCATAAAGTGTTGCAGCAGTTTTATTTTCCCCCAAACGAAGACCTCGACCAATTGATTGTAATGAGCGAATTTTACTTTTCGTTGGAGAGGCGAATATAATATTATGTAGGTTGCGAATGTTCACGCCTGTTGAGAACGTACCATAACTCGCTACTATAATCGCATTATTCTCGTTCTCTGTAATATTTCTTACCGCTTCGCGATCCTCTGCCTCAACTCCACCATGAATAAAAAATATCTTACGATCTTTTGCTTTTTCACCTATCAGATCATATAATATTTTACCGTGTTTCTCGACATAAGTAAATAAAATTAGACTATTACCGCTTAAACTAATACCAAGATCGCGAATAAAGTTGTTTCGACCCTCATGACTTACAATAAAATTCATTTCATCAGAATAAACGAATCCCTTTACTGCTTTACAAACATCATTCGGATATTTTAAAACAATACATTTAATTTTAAAATCAGCTAGTTGTTTACGATCTATCAACTCTTTCGTAGAGATAACTTTAAATGTAGGACCGAACAATCCTTCTAGAACTAATTTATTTATTTTACTATCGTCAAGTGTTCCTGTTGTACCAATGCGCACATCACAGTTTATAAGTTTCGTCATAATTGCGGTTAGTGATCGCGCTTTAAAGGTGTGTGCCTCATCGCCAATTACAAAATCAAATTGAGAAAAGTATTTCTTTGGCATATCATAGATCGACTGCCAAGTAGAAATAATTAAATCGCTATTCGGAATTTTACTCTCGCCGCCATAAATTTTTTGACAATACTTTTCAGCATCCCAACCATTATTGACAGAGTACGATTTAAAATCTGAGTGCATCTGAGTAACAAGATTAATTGTGGGGACGATTAACAATCCTCGCTTTTTACCATTGTTTAATAGATGACGAATCATCATGTAAATAATAAGCGACTTTCCACTTGCAGTGGGCGACAATAGCACAGTTCGTTTTTTCGTAAGACCTACGCTCGACGCAAGATACTGATAGTCTCTTGGCTCTATAGTAAGCGACAATGCGCTTGCGAAATTTTTTGTATCGATTGGATAAACTGTCTCTTCTTCGTCAGTAATCTCAAGAGTGTAATTATTGTTTTTGCAAAATGTTTTTACATATCCAACTAAACCTGCATACAATTGTTTAGTTTTTAAATTTAATAAACGAATCTTACCATCCCAGTGACGATTACGAAACGCTGGACTAAACTGATACCCAGGAGTTGAGAACGTAAAAAATTCTGACATCTCCTGCAAAATACCGTCTTCGGCATTTATCTGAATGTATATATTGTTTACATGTTGAATCTGTACATCACACATCAACGCGAACCCTGTATAAACTTTTCCCAGTCCATAAATGCGCGCAGTTGATATGTTCTTGCATTAAGTTCTTTCATCACATTTTCACAATACTTGGCTGTTTCTTCATGATAAGATTTTTTACGTTTAATTTTATTTAAATCGTCATCACCATCAATATAGACGCTAATATCCGACTTGAGAACAAATCTAAATGGTTCCCATCCTAATTTTTGTAAATCATCTTTATCTAACTTACCAGTGTAATACTCCCACTTGAGTTTTTTAATCTTATCAAACTCAAGAGCGCATTTACGTGCTGATAAGGTATGCAGCGACAAGTATTTGTTATACTTGTTATGCAATATTGGAATACGAAGAATTTCTTTACCTGGTTCAGTGGAATCGACATTGCTGTCTTTTTCCCATTGACGCATTATTTCATCAAGTGGTGGTGTTTCCATAAATTATCATACAAAGTTATAGAACACATAATATACTATATTTTTAGATTAATAGCAAATCATAACAATAGTTTGACTATTTTGATATGATTCGATATAATAGACTATGTCGAATATGAATGTACTATTTTATATTCTTTCATAGTTAAAGTATGAAAATCTAAACGTAGCATCAGCAGTTATGATGTTTTCAGCACTATCGCCAGCAGCAAAAGAAAGCGATCCTACGTTTGTAGGAAACACATCAACAAATTTAACTCTAAAATTTGGATTGTTTTTATTTGTAAAGATTGTTAATATCGCATCAGTGTAGACTGGTGGTCGTACGCTTGCAGCGCGAATATTCGCGCCTGGATTTGTTCTTGCGAGATTTACATATTCTTCAAATTTTGTAGGGAAAGTTGCACCACGAATCCAATCATGAAGTTCGGTCCACGCTCGTAAATCTTCATCAACTAAAAAAGTAATGTTAAACGTATCATAAATTGCTTTTTCTCCTGGTAGGTATAGTTCTACGAATGGAGTTGGCATTGGAATTTCAGTTAATGAGATTCCTGGTAAATTTGCACTATTACAGAAATATGTAACACCTGGTAATCTTGAAAAAGTTACACGAAATTTAGTGCTTTGTAATAAATCTGTATTGATTGGATTTCGATTTAATACTGTCATTTAAAATCCTCGAACGATACAAATATTTAGTGAATAAAAAAGGGGGAGCATTTCTGCTCCCCCCAGTTCACTTTGCCTTATTATTATTATAAGATTGGCAAACTATTATTGATTGATGTTCAACACTTGGAACTTGCGATAGTAGACGTTTGTATTCGTCGTAAGCGCACCTGCCAATGCTGCAGAACTTCCATCCGCGAATGGATTTGAGACCATGCCGTAGCGAGTCTTGAATCCAACCTTCGGTTGATAGTTATCTGGATCAATTGCACGCACCATCTGCAACGGAACGTATGGGCAGTAGAACAAGCCAGCGTCATATGGCGACGATCCCTTGTATCCAACTACGACATAATCAGATCCTGTCACAGAGAATGGATCAACATAAACTTTGATGCGTCCGAACAGTGTACCCGCGAAGGTATTACCTGTATCGTCGACAGCTAAGTTCGTGTTGTTCGACAGTGCCGAATTGTAATCGAGCAGACCAGTCATTGCGAGAGCTGATGCAACATCCGTCGAGAGGATAAGCATGTTGCCCTTGCCGCGACGAGTATCTTTTGCAATCTTATTGCTTGCGCGTTCGATTGCGAATAAGAGGCTCTTATACTTCTCAACCTGCCAGCGACCTGACGTATCACTGTTGCTAGATAAGTTGAAAGTTGCAGAAGATGCACCAACAACACCTACCACACCTGTCGCGTAGACTGTACGAACAACTTCACGATTGATTTCAGCAAGGATTTCTGTCGAGAGGATATTTGTAAGTTCCGTCTCAGCGTCAAGACCATGAATTGCCTTGAGATCCTGTGCTAATTCCATCGTGTAAGATGCTTGCAGACCACGTGTCTTAGCAGTGACAGACACACGCTCAATCGAGAACGCCATGTTTGCCATGTTAAGTGTTTCAGCAGTTGCTGTGCTCAGACCTGTACCAGTGTTTGCTGTTGTCATTGCAGCAACATTTTGGCTGAGCGACACGATTGCGTTGGCAACTGTACCCCC